CATAATCGAAAGTTTCACAAGGATCGTGCTGAACAACACAGGGTGGAAGACGCAGAGCGTGAAAAGGCCAGTAGGGATGCCGGGAACCTTATCCCCACCAAACGAGAGAAGGTGGAAGCTTGTATTTGGGAGGGGCAAGTAGCCTACCGAATACAGATTATACGGATTAGTGACGGAGACCCACTGAAGTTATATCGTAAAAAGATAGAGATGTATCTCCAGGGGCCATTAAACGTATTTTTAAAGAACATCCTGTTATACATGGGATCAAAGATATATCAGATAGCCCCATTGGATGCAACCCCACAAACAGTGGGAACTAATTGGACGTTAGCTTGTTTCGATAACCCCGACCACAACTCAGCGGTAGTTATAGTGAAAAGCAAGATGGCTCCAGATCTTAATAAAGTAGATATATAAAGGAGAGTAATGATATGGATAAGAAATGGTATGAAAGCAAAACAATGTGGATCTTCGGATTATCTGGTTTAGCCCTTATAGTGGCACCAATGCTTGGGATGGATGTAACACCAGAAGTCATAAAAGGCTATGAAGCACAAATGCTTGTAGTAGTTGGTTTAGCACTACGCCTTATTACTGGTAAAGAAGTAGTCTGGTAAGGCGAATAAAGACCTTATTAGCCACTAACTCGCAGAGATTGACGAATGATGGTGACGATTTAACATGAGCTGGCTTGCCTTAATAAAAGGTGCTATATCTCTTGTAACTACCCTGGTTGGGTTTTTACGAGATAAAAAGCTTATTGAAGGCGCAGAGGCGAAAGTAGTACTTAAGAGTTTACAGGAGGCCGATGAAACAATTAAAAGGGTTAAAGCTGCTCGTAATAGCGTCAATCATGATGCTGCAAGCGTGCGCGACGACCCCGACAATAGAGACTCCTAAGACAGCTTGTTCTGTATTTGATATAATTACATACTCAGGTAGTAAAGATACTCAAGAAACGGTTAAGCAAATTAGGGGACACAACGCGACATGGCGAGAGCTATGCGTGCAACAACAAGAGGAGAAGTAAAATGCCAGTATTTTTAATAGCAATGTTATTTTGGGGTGGGGGCATTGGCTTGATGGAATGGAAAGCCGAATGCGTCAATGGTTTAGATTCAAAACCTGGAATGTGTCTTATTGACGGAGTTAAACACTCTGTTTCTGGGGTAACACGCCCGTTAGAAGATTACATAAGAGATAATATGTGAGATGTACTTCCAACAATGTAGATTAATATTTACACTGTTTGGATGTTTAGTTGTACAAGGATGTGCCTTCGTAGCTGTGAGTGCTCTGGAGAAGTACTGCGAGCCAACAGACCGTTGCTTATACGAGGATATAGATAAGAACACATCCATTTTATAATTAATAGGGAGCACCGCAGCGGTGGCAAATAAGAAAGATATAATAGAAAAGCTGGAAGAGCATAAGAAGAACATGATCCAAATACAGGATGATGTATTCGACTCAATGCCTCAGAACTCAAAGTGGTCCAACGAAGACCGCATACTAGCTGCAACATATTTCGCTATAACGGGTAGTAGCCTTAAAGCCGCTACCCATATGGCGGCGGTTGGTAGCCCAGTACCCGCAGCAACAATACGGGACTGGAAGAACAATGCTGTTTGGTGGAAGCCAGTATTAACAGCAGTACGAAAAGCGAAACAAGAAGAATTAGACTCAAAGCTTACTGATATTATCATGGTGGGTACAGAGCAGTTGAAAGACCGATTAGAACATGGTAATGTAAAATACGATACCAAGACTGGGGAGTTCTATAGACAACCCCTGACAAGCGGTGAATTAGCTAAAGATACAATAGGGATTATGTTTGATAAACGGGCACTCCTTAGAGGAGACCCCACATCCCGAATAGAGAAGACCTCAACGGATGAGACATTACGGCTGTTAGCCAATAAGTTTATTGAGATGACAGTATCGAATAATGAGAAACCAGCATTAGATATAACGCATGAGGTGGTCGAGAATGAGTAAGGGTAGCCAACAAAGACCAGCAAAGGAACCAATAACCCAAGAACAATGGGATGCTATATTTAATAAAAAAGAAGAGGCAGAACAGATAGAGGAACATCTAAGTTGGGAAGACGTAAGCCATGAGCATTGGGGCTAAAGTAGCAACGGGGGTTCTTATAGTGGTAATAGTTGCTATTCTAATGTTCTATTATTATATCTCTTCCTAGTATATGAAATTCAAGAAATACCCATTGGTGTGTATAGATTGGGAAGATCACCATGGGGATGCTGGGTGGGTTGAAAAGGTCTCAACCGATGATGAAATATTAAAGGCACAAACTATTGGATGGTTGGTAGACGAAAGTAAGAAAGCCTACCACGTAATGGACACAAGAACAAGCGATGGAGGACATGGTGGATATTCCCTGATCCTCAAGTCTTGTGTAACAAACATATTAATTATGAGAAAGAAGCATTAGAAGTACCCATTAGAGGAGGCAGTATTGGAGCTAACAAGTGACTTGATTTTCGGCTTTGCAACAAGCTTGCTATCCGAAAGATACGATGAGCCACAACCAACCCCTGAATTTCATAAAGAGATATGGGAGTATTGTTGCTCCCCAGATAAGTTTGTAGCTATAGCAGCCCCGCGAGGCCACGCTAAATCTACAGCAGTAACACATGCGTATGTATTAGCATCGTTATTATTCAGAAGTGCAGATTTTGTAGTAATTGTCTCCGATACGGAGAACCAGGCAAAGCAGTTCCTTGGTGACCTGAAGATGGAGCTTAACGAAAATGACAAGTTGCGAGACTTGTTTGAAGTTAAGAAGTTTTTAAAGGACTCAGAAACAGACATAACCGTACAACTCGGGGATGGGCATAAGTTTCGAGTCATGGTACGCGGTGCATCCGGCGGTACTGGCGCGCTCCGAGGATTTAAGTGGAGAGGCAAGCGTCCAAACCTTGTGGTTTGTGATGATATTGAGAATGACGAAGCTGTTTCAAATGAAGACCGAAGAGCCAAATTCAGAGAATGGATGTATGGGGCATTGCTACCAGTACTCTCAGACTCCGGGAAGCTCAGGTTTGTGGGTACGATCCTCCACTTTGATTCCCTTCTTGAAAGACTTATGCCCCAAAATACAGGGGACAAAGCTAAGTTTACAAGAAAAGACGGATTAAGGGAGTGGTCGGAAGACCCCGATTCCATGTGGAAGTCGGTAAAGTATCGGGCACACGATGACTTTAATGACTTCACTAATATACTGTGGCCTGAGAAATTCAGTAAAGAACGCTTAATATCTATACGAAATGGCTATACAGCACAGGGATATACCGAAGGATACGGGCAGGAATACCTAAACGATCCAATAGATCCCGAGACAGCTTTCTTCAGGAAAGATGATTTCATAGCAATGGAACCGGAAGATCATAAGAAACACTTCCACTATTACGCCTCTTCAGATTTTGCTATATCTAGTAGAGACAAAAGAGCATACACAGTACTCCTTGTAGCCGGAATGGACGACGAAGGAATGCTGCATGTACTTAAGGTTATCCGAGAGAGGATGGACGGAGATCAGATTGTAGAGGAAATGCTGGCTATACAGCGTAGATACTCACCTGAGTTCTTTGTCGTAGAAAAAGGACAAATTGAAAAGTCGTTAGGGCCATTCCTCAAAGAGAGGATGTTTCAGACTAATACATTTATTAATCTGATGCTCAAACAACCGGACACTGATAAAGTCTCTAGGGCGCGTTCTATTCAAGGAAGGATGCGACAAGGAGGAGTGAAATTCGACAAGGAATCGGCTTGGTATCCAGCTTTCGAGCAGGAATTACTCAGGTTTGACAAGGGCGAATACAAGGATCAAGTGGACACTATAGCTTGGCTAGGGATAGCATTAGCTGAGATGTCAGAAGCTCCTACCCCAGAGCAACTTCAAGAAGAAGAGTGGGAACAGGAATTACGAGAATCAACAGAGTTTGACCAAGTAGGTCGAAGCCTAACAACTGGATATTAAACTATGCCCGAAGAGAATGATGGATTGAGAGATTTACAAGCAATGGTGGATTCCACCAATATTGCTGAATCATTAGACGACGACGTACTGAAAGAGATGGGCTATGCGGTCTGTGATTGGTACGATATTGATGAGAAGTCTCGATATGATTGGGAGGATAAGTACAACGAATATATTAAACTCGCAACACAAGTCAAAGAAGAAAAGTCATTCCCGTGGGCTAACGCATCTAACGTCAAGTATCCATTGCTCACAATCGCAGCATTGCAGTTCTCAGCTAGAGCATATCAAGCTCTTGTACCGACCACAAAGGTGGTTAAAGCGAGGGTAGTTGGGGCAGACCCCGAGGGGCAGAAGTCACAGAGAGCTAACAGAATTAAGAAGTTTATGTCATATCAAATTCTGGAAGAGATTGACTCCTGGGAAGATGACATGGATAAGTTATGTATGGTATTACCTATTGTGGGTAATATGTTTAAGAAAACCTATTATGATGGGGATAAGTTTGTATCAGAAGGAGTCTTACCTAAAGACCTGATGGTAAACTATTATGCTACTTCTATTGAAGAAGCTTCCCGTAAAAGCCATAGATTGTTTTATTACCCGAATGAGTATATCAGTATGGTACGCTCAGGGGATTTCCTACCATTAGATATTGGTGGTAATAAAGTAAAGGATGTAGCTGATTTACCAATGGCAGAGATGCCCGACCAAAACCCGTTTGATGCTACAGACGAAGCGCATGGCTTAACCCAACCATCCGAAGACCCAACCACTCCACATGAATATCTTGAGTGTCATTGCTTTTGGGACTTGGACGATGATGGTTATGAAGAACCTTATATCATTACAGTACATAAAGAAACAAGACAAGTAGTACGAGTAGTAGCACGATACGATGTAGAGTCAGTAAAGGTAAATGCCAAGAACGAGATAATCAGCATAGAGCCTGTCGAATACTTTACAAACTTTATCTTTATACCCGACCCTAATTCTGGCGTGTACGGCCTTGGGTTTGGTGTATTACTTGGCCCCCTGAATGAAGCTACCAATACAATCATTAATCAGTTATTGGATTCAGGTACAATAAATAATATGTCTTCTGGATTCCTATCCAAAGGAATACGGATGGAAGGGGGTAATACTCCTTTGAAGCCTAATGAGTGGAGATTTGTAAACTCAATGGGAGATGACTTACGCAAGGGTATCGTAGAGTTACCCAAGAGTCCTCCATCCCCAGTATTGTTCCAACTATTGGGTACGTTACTACAGTCTGGGCAACAACTATCCTCTGTTAGTGATATGATGACTGGAGATAACCCAGGGCAGAATCAACCATTCTCTACCACATCAGAGGTCTTAAGCCAAGGGCTTCAGGTGTTCTCAAGCATATATAAACGCATACATCGCAGCTTGAGAAAAGAGTTTAATAAGTTATACAGATTGAATAGACTATTCTTACCAGAAGAGAAGTACTTTGTAGTGCTTGACCCATCGGGAGTAGAAGATGAGGAGATGGCATCCAAGATATTCCAATCAGACTTCAATGATAAAGACATTGATATAGTACCAGCAGCAGATCCAAGAGCTGACCAAGAAGCTGAGAAGATGGCTCAAATGCAGACCCTAATGACCTTTATACAGATGGGCACAGTAAACCCACAGGTAGCTACAAAGGATGTATTGATGTCTGGTGAGTATGACAATATAGAAGCACTGTTACAAGTGCCTGAACCACAACCATCTTTTGAAGAGCAGATTAAGATGCAGGAACTTGAACTTGCTAAACATGCCCAACAGACCTTGGACATGAAGACTGAATACCAAGCCAAGCGTGACGCAGCTAACACCGAGTTGGCGTTGGCTAAGTCCCTGACAGAGAAAGCTACAGCAGAGCTTAGTAGCCAGAAAGAACACTTTAAACAGTGGGAAACAAAGATGAATATGCAGATGGGTGTTGTCAAACAAGATGACGCTACCAGATTGCAAGAAGAGAAAAACGATATACAATCAGCAGATATAATGCTTAAAGATAGGCAAGCTAGTCAAGAAACCCCTAGCGAGTAATAACAGTATTGGGAGGTCCCCAAGAAGTGACTAAACTATTACTATTTACAAATATAATGTTGGTTCTTATATACAGTGGGCAGCCACTTAACCAAGTTGCTACTAGTACGACTGGAGAAGATGTGAGCAGGGAAAGGGCAAGATACTTCATAAAAAAACATGAGGGGCTTAGACTTCTCCCATACAAAGATACCACTGGGCATCTTACTATTGGGTACGGTCATAACCTTGAAGCAAAAGGTATCACCAAAGAGATGGCTGAAAGGCTACTTGATATGGACTTGTGGGAAGCGTATAGAGATACTAAGGAGTCAATTCCCATATGGGCGACCCTGAGCGAACCTAGAAAAGTAGTACTAATAGACATGTGTTTTAATCTAGGAATTGAGAAGTTATTAGAGTTTAAAAAGATGCTTGCTGCAATCAAGGAAGGAAACTTTGATTCAGCGGCTGATTCGATGTTAAATAGTTTGTGGGCAAAACAGACAAAAGG